GTCTGTTTTCATGGATTAAACACCATCCTAATCACAATCTTTTTTCCAATAGTCCTGTTTGCCCCACCTGTGCTGAACCTAGACTTCAAAAGCGTGGAACTGCTATTTCGTCTGTTGGCACATATCAACGTTATCAGTGCAAGGCTTGCGGAAGTTGGAGTCAAGCGGTCAAAGGCGAAAAAACACACAAAGCGGAAGTGAAAGGAATAGCATGAGTGCAGAATTAGATTACAAACGTAGAATGGAAGCAATCCTCAATGAAGGTTGCCGAGGTAAAGATATTTACTCAGCAAACTATTTTGAAGAACAAGATGCTCAAAAGAAGCAAGTAGGAGGTAGTCACTACCAAGTCGCTGCTATACAGCCGTGGGACATCATGGCTGCATACGGACTTGACCCGTGGTCTGCCAATGTCGTGAAGTATATTCTTCGATTCCCTTACAAAGCAGGTCGTCAGGACTTGGAGAAAGCACAACACTACATCGAGTATCTCTTAACGCATTACGATGAAGTAAAAGACAAATACTATGATTGAATTAAACAAACACAAACGGATTAACTTCTACGGTATTACAAATCAAGAAGACGCTAATCCAGCTTATCAGAAAGGACAACGTCTAATTAAGGAAGGCGACTGGGAATATGGATGGTATCTCCATGAGCTTCGGTCTCTTCCGAACTTAGCTCCTGTCTACGGAGTTAAAAACAACTTCGATAAGATGCGTGTGTGGATTCCCGGAATGAATATCAAAGACGAGAATATCGTTGTTTGGTGTGAAGCTGGTTGGGGCGACATGATTCAATTCAGTCGCTTTATTCCGTTACTTAAAGAAGCTGGTGCTAAGACAGTTAAATTAGCCTTTCCTAGAAATATTGTAAAGCTCTTGCGCCGTCTTCCGAACCATGACGGAATGTACGATATGGAACAGCAGATTAAGAACGGAATCCGTCTAAAAGTGATGTCTTTACCATATTGTCTTATGGAACATGGAGTTATACCAGCTAAGCCAGTTAAGCGCATTTATGGTGCAGAAGGTATCTTTAGAAATCTTGACCTACATCAAGAAAAAAGAGATAAACCTATGATAGGATACTGTTATACCACTACCAACACCAGTTGGAACATGAAGGCAAAGCAAATGCCTAAAGAAATCATGTTAGATTTCATCAAGAAACACCCAGAGTTTGATTGGGTTAGTTTGCAGCAAGATGAAGGGTATATTACTTCCGAGTTATGGGTTGACACCGCTGACAAAGTTCAAGCACTGGACGGAGTTATCTCTGTCGACTCCGCAATCGCACATATCGCTGGTTCGGTAGGTGTTCCTGTCGCTAATTTAATTGGCGGTGAGAAATTATCTTGCTGGAGATGGTATCCTAAGTTGAATACTACGTATTGGTATGATACGATGAAGACTGTGTGGTTCGATAAGTGGGAAGACGGACTAAACGAAGCACTTAAACATTTTAAGAAGGAGAAAGTATGTAATGCCGCTGACACTACCGGAAATAAAGGAACGACTAAAACAACTACCAGAGCTAGACCTGCTGGAACTGCTGCAAATAACAAGCGAGGAGCTGGTAGAAAGATTTAGTGATTTGATTGAAGACAACGCAGATAAATTAGAACAGGAAGTTGAATGAGCAATACCTACACAATGACACCTTACAATACCTTTATTGCTAAATCGAGATACAGCCGCTATCTTGACGATAAAGGTCGCCGTGAACACTGGGACGAGACCGTAGCTCGTTACTTTGATTTCATGGAGAAGCACTTAGCAGAGAAACAAAACTATACGCTAACTAAAGAGCTTCGTGCCGAATTAGAACAAGCAGTTGTAGGATTAGATGTAGTACCGTCCATGCGTGCAATTATGACTGCAGGACCAGCCTTAGAGCGTCAGAACGTGGCAGCGTTTAACTGTTCTTACCTGCCGATTGATGACCCTAAAGCATTTGATGAAGCAATGTATATCCTTCTCTGCGGTACTGGAGTAGGTTTCTCTGTGGAGCAGCAATATGTATCTAAGTTACCTGAAGTGCCGTCTCAGTTGTACGATAGTAAGACTACTATTGTTGTGTCGGATTCTAAAGAAGGATGGGCTAAATCACTCCGTCAATTATTGGCTTTACTCTACGCTGGCGAGATTCCAAAGTTTGACGTATCAAGAGTTCGACCTGCAGGAGCAAGACTCAAAACTTTCGGAGGCAGAGCTAGTGGACCCGGACCTTTGGAAGAGCTTTATAAATTTTGTATTGCCAAGTTCAAAGGGGCAGTTGGTCGTCGTCTCAATTCCCTTGAGTGCCATGATATTTTGTGCAAAATCGGGGAAGTTGTTGTTGTGGGTGGAGTCCGACGGTCAGCTATGATTTCTTTGTCTGATTTGTCAGACGATAAGATGGCTCACGCTAAAGCTGGTAACTGGTGGGACGGTCAAGGTCAACGTGCATTGGCTAACAACTCTGCTTCATATCTTGAAACACCGTCAATCGGTCAGTTCATGCGTGAATGGAGTTCTATCTATGAATCACACTCTGGTGAGCGAGGAATCTTTAATCGTGAAGCAAGTCAAAAACAAGCAGCAAAGAACGGACGACGTGATGCAAGCTATGCTTTCGGTACTAACCCTTGTAGCGAGATTATTCTGCGTCCTTATCAATTCTGCAACTTATCTAGCTGTATTATTCGTAGCAGCGATGATATTGACTCCATCAGCCGTAAGATTCGTCTGGCAACAATTCTTGGAACTTTTCAAGCCTCGTTAACAGACTTCCCTTACTTGCGTAAAATCTGGGAAAAGAACACTAAAGAAGAAGCACTCTTAGGTGTGTCGATGACCGGTATTTGCGACAATACTTTACTTAACAATCCTGATGATGAAGGATTACCTGCTCGATTGGAGATGCTACGTGACCTCGCTGTTGCAACTAACGCTGAATTTAGTAACGCTATTGGTATTAATCAGAGCGTTGCCGTTACCGCTATTAAACCTGAAGGAACTGTCTCTCAGCTCTGTTCTACTGCTTCTGGCATACATCCTCAGCATAGCAAGTACTACATTAGACGTGTTCGTGCTGATAACAAAGACCCTCTGACACAGTTTATGATTCAAGCCGGGTTTGTTGCTGAGCCTTGTGTGATGAAACCTGATTCAACTACAGTATTTAGCTTCCCTGTAGCTGTAGCTGACGGTGCGTTGTTACGTGAAAATTTATCAGCGATTCAGCACTTGCGTTTGTGGTTGTTGTTCCAGCGTCACTACTGTGAGCATAAGCCATCAGTAACTATCTCTGTGTTAGAGAACGAGTGGATGGATGTCGGAGCATGGACATTTAAGCACTTCGACGAAGTAACTGGTGTGTCTTTCTTACCGATGGATGGTGGGACTTACAAACAAGCTCCGTATGAAGAGTGTAGCGAAGATACTTATCGCCAACTCAAGATGTTAGTACCAGAGACAGTAGATTGGGAGAACTTCAAAGAGTATGACGATAACGTCGAAGGCGCTCAGATGCTCTCATGCACCGCTGGTGGATGCTCTATCTAATTATATTGTGTAGTGCTTTATAGCCCCGCTTCGGCGGGGTTTTTTTATGTGTACGAAATTTCCCGATTTATCGACATATCATGCAAAAGGACGAGTGCCTTGTTTGTCAATAATCAAAGCCTGTTTACGTGGTGGTCTGGAAGGCATATCAGGAACGCTTATATGCGTCCATGAGCCGAATTCTTCGATAATCTGGTCAAACGGTATGTTAGCTTTAATGCAAGCCTCTACGACCTGTTTAGGGGTCATTCCGGGGACTCTTATATCAGCAGCACATCCGATACGGTGTTGACTAGTATCTTTCGAACCTACCGCATCATTGACGGCTTTAGACCTAAATGCTGAATTGACAATGATAGGCTTCTTTATTAAAGCTCTGACTTGCTCTAGCAACCCTGCAGTACGCACTAAATTAGCTATTTCGGTGGCATTAGGAGTATTATCTAACCCTCGTCTAGCGCCAATCTCCGATACAGTCATTTCTTCTAGTGAGAAATTCTCTGTTAGCTTCACTTAGCTACTCCATTCTTAGCATAAAACAAAGTTCTATCACCAAAGAGGTAGAAACCGATTACAGCAGCAAAATTGTCCACTTCAGCAGAAGGTGTACCGTTTAGATGGCTATAAGCCCATGTAACAAGAGCTATAGTAGCCACCATTGGGCGCTGAAGCCTTACGATAGCCTCTACCCACAAGTAGGAGGGATTAGAACCTCCAGCTTCGTTTATAGCCTTGAACATATCCAAGTCCATCTTTTTCATCTCAACATACTGCTCGATGGTTGCCGGTTTAAATGTCTCCGGTGCTACAAACTTAGCTATTAATGATTTACCTAAATCTACCGCTAGTGGAGCAAACGCTGCTAGTAGTGTGATTGGGTCCATTATTGTCCTTCAGGTGGATTTAAAGCACCGCTAAGTAAACCACGGTAAGCCAGATTAGGAGCTGGAGCTTGTGCGCCAGAGGCGATATTCTTAACAGCAGCTTGAGCAGCTCTACTGCGTAAGTAACCTTGTAATAAATCAGCACCTAAACCGGTTCCAGCTACTACACCGGTTGCGACGGGAGCTTGAGTAAACGCATAAGCACCGCCAGCAGCAGCCAATTTAGAACGTAAAGGACTAAACTGTGAAGCAAATGTCAATAACGGGTCCAATGTACCGCCTTTAGCTACAGACTTAATGATATTCTGCTCTGTCTTGTTAAACAGTTTCATCTTGTCTTTGTTTGCGGCAATGTTAATAAAACCACGACGGATGAGTTCACCTTCTGAGGCTTTAGGGTCTAATGCTTTTGCTTCAGCAACATTCAGAGCATCGTCAAGAATCTCAGCACGACTAGCGTTTCTCCAGTCTTTACGAGCAGCCATGACACTGCTAACTGCTTTGTCTAGTCCTTCTTTACCTGCAAGCACGTCTGCACCGGTGATATTCCCGATATAGTCGTCAACTTTAGAAACTGCAACACCGCCTAATCGTTTTAGGTCAGCATCTTTGCTCATTTTTAAGTCATTAAGCATTGAACGCATCTTATCAATCGTCGAGAACGATACTTCGTTTTTACCAATCATTCGACTGATTTCATTTAAACGAGCATTGACTTCTTTGGCTTGGTCTGTGCCGGGAACCATACGAGCTTCATCAAGACCTTGTTTGATATTGTTAATCATGCTTTTCACACTGTCTGGCTTAACAGTTACACCGGCATCATCCATTGCGGTATATGCTTGTGTTGCACGTTGTTTGACTTCCTGCATTGTATAAAGCGGTTTTTTGCCTGTTTCTAAACTACTCAAGGCTTTACCTGTTCCAGCAGCAGTGATTGTGCCGACACCTAAACCAGCAATAGTTGCAGCTAAATCGCTTCCAGTAACTTCTTTAACAACTTCAGCAGTTGGCTGAGCAGCTAAACCAGCAGCAGCAGACGTAGGAATCTGACGAGCCATGTCTGCAGCCAGTGCAGGTACATTCGGAGCTAATTTAGCCATGCCAGCAGTACTTGCCATCGCCTGTGTACCAGCTTGTACGGCTCTTTCGGTAGCATTTTCAGGTGTCGGTAAAACATTACTTAACATTTGACTCTGAGCTGCTGCAGGAGAAGCCATACGGTAATCAGAACCAAGTGCTTGTGCGCCTAAGTTTACACCACCTCTAACGGCTTCTAAAACCATTGTTGCAGGAGATGTAAACGCTTCGTAACCGGCACGAGCAGTTAAACCTACTTGACGACCGAGTTCATCCAGCATTGAACGTTGTTTCGGAGCTTCTACAGGTGTTGGGGCTGTTGTTTTACCAGACATAGCATTGTATTTAGCTAAAATCTGTTCTTTGGTTGTACCTTCTGGAACATCACTAATGATTGTTCCGTCTGGCATTTCGACATCAAATGGCATAATAGTCCTTATTAGAGGTCAGCAAACTTAATTGTTTTCTTACCTTGAGTTGTATTAGACATAGGCTCTGTTGGAGCTTGTTGACCGCCAAACATCGGTTCAACATTCTGAGATGTACGACGTTTATCAATACGCACAACAGTACGTGCTTTTGCATCTTCAATCGCTTTATTATAGCGTTTTAATGCTTGTAAAGACGCTTCAGAATCATTACGTCCATAAGCCGCAACTAGCGCATTAGCAAAACGCAATACGTCCTTGTCAGTCTGAACACCTTTTTCAGCACTAACTTGTAAGTTAACAGCAGTGTCAACAGCAGATTTTAATCCTTCGTATGCACGACTTTCTTCAGTAGAATTACCTAAAGCATTTTGTGCCATGTATTTCGCATTGTTTGTTGGGCTAAGGTTTAACTTACGAACACCTTTTGCATCTGGTGTTAAGTTTGCAATAGACGGAGCCAATGCTTCAGACTGAGCTGTATACGTGTCGATAGTTTCTAGGTCTTTAAGCTCATCTTTCTGTAATCCAACAGGAAGCGGTTTAGAAGGAGCAGCAGCTTTGTTAGAAGCAGCAACAGCACGAGCTGTAGCACGGTCTTGGGACGCAGTAAGAATCTGAAGAATCTTATCTGGAGAACCGTACTTACGTACAATCTCAATAACTTGCTGTTCAGAAGCATTAGCAGGAAGTTGCGACAACTCAGCACGTAACTTTTCTTCTTGAGCTGCCGAGAGTTCTGCTTTCTCAATATCTGCTGTAGTCTTACGGAGACTTAAACCTGTTTGTTCACGCTTATCAGCTTCAGCAGCAGCCATTGTTGCTAAATCAGGAGCGCCGTTCTGCGCTAACGCTTGAGCGTATTGACGTAAACCAGCAGGAGTCGTAATATCGAACTGACTAGCAAGTTTCTTCGCCATAGATGCTTTAGCAAGTTCAGGGTCTTCCAAACCTAGTAATCCACCAACACCACGGGCTAACTGCGCCCCGCCTTGATACTGAGAAAACTTAGCTTGCTGCATTGGGTCTAACTGAGCATAACGATATGCGTTAGTTGTGTCCGTCATCTGCTGTTGACGCTGCAACGCATTAGTGTCAACACCGAATAAACTACCTACAATATTATCTGCCATAATTAACCCCAGAGTCCTTTTTCTTGTTCTGCAAGCATATTAGTTTGTTGTGAACCAATATTTGTACCATATCTAAATGCGGTTGCTGGGCTGCTGTTTAATAAACTACTAAACCAGCTTGATGTTCCACCACCGCTGCCCATACTACTAATAGCAGAGCCAACACCAGACAACGCAGACGACAACGGGCTATATCCTTGATATTGGCTATAAGCCTGTGCAGCAGCTTGTTGAGGTTGTAAGTATAACTGACCTTGTCTTGCGCCAGCGTTTGAATACTGATTAGCAAGGTCAATACTGAGATTATACGGCTGTTGACCCATTCCTTCAACAGAACCTAATAGACCTAACTGAGTCTGTAGTGGGCTATAGCCAGCAGTTTGTAGTGTTGGGACCTGACCAAGCAATGCACCGCCGGTTCCGAATAGACCAGCGCCCATACGTAAATCTTCGGCATATCTAGCACGGGCTTGCTCTTCTGCTGTTGCACCTGTCTGTAGACCTTGTGTACCTAAGCCGAGACTTAAACGCAGGTTCTCAAGCATATTAGCACGTTGTGTAGCTGCATCCTGCTGCTGTGTTGACAGAGCTTGACCGGTAAACCCAGCAGACAAGCCTAGATTCTGCAACATATTAGCACGTTGTGTCGCTTCAGATTGCTGTTGTGTTGTTAATCCTTGACCTAACATACCTAGACCGAATGTCTGACGTTGCTGAGCAGCTTGTTCTGCACCAGCTGCTAGTTGACGGTTAGTGTTTGCTAACGAGTTGTAGTAAGCAGCCATTTCTGGGTTTGTTGCTTGTAAACCGCCAGCTTGAGTACCGCCAACAGCTAAACCAGAACGACCTGTTTGGAATGTCTGATTACGCAACTCAGCTAATTGCTGTTCTTGACCCGGAGCCAATACAGCTTGTTGTGTACGAATATACTCAGCACGAGCTTCTTCAGGAGACTGAGCTAAATAACCAGCACCTGTTTTACGCAGTTGGTCAGCATAGGCTTGTGCTTCAGGAGTAGCGCCGGTTGTGAAAGACGTTGGAGCCAATGCTTGAGCATACTGTTGGTATTGTTGAAGAGCAGCCTGAGCTTCCGGAGTATTTCCTGTTTGATAGGAAGTCGGCATTAAGCCTTGCTGTGCAGCATAGTACTGCTGAGCAAGTGCTTGTGCTTCCGGAGACGCTGTTCTCGACATATCAGTAGGAAGTAGCTGACTGCCGATATTAAATAAGTTACCAGCAGCGCCATACAACGGCTGAGCTGCTTGAGCTAGTTGAGTAGGGTCATAGCTCCCAGCTTGTGCGAACAAACGGTCTTGAATTGCTTTAAGCTGAGGAGATAAAGTATAACTGCCTTTACCGTCTTCAAACTTAGATGTACCAAAAGCAGTTGTTGTTCCATAAGGAATAAACGCTGCCATTGCTGCTGCTCTGTCCCCTGCAGCACGTAACGCTTCTGCTTGTCCTTTAGCTGCATCAGCAGCTTTAGAACCACCAAGCAGTCCACCAACGAGGTTAGTAGCTGCGCCTACAATTTTATCTAGAAAATACTCAGGTAAACCTGTTTTAGGGTTAATTGTTCCGGAGCCGCCCATCTGCTTTAATACCGCAGCTTCTTGCGGGGTAATGTGAGCCAGCATTGTATCGCCGTTACGTCCATACTGTTGTAACTTTGAAGCTGTTTGTTTGATATTCTTCATTGATTTATCTTTCATACCGTAATGTTATTCATTATAGCTTCATAATATATGCAAGTGCATAGTATGGAGGACGATTCTCGTGAGCTAATCCACCACCGACAGAACCAGACGTACCTGTTACAGTTACTGTATGAGTGTGATTAGAACTTACACCACCAGTTGTTATTGTATGTGTATGGTTGGCGGAAATACCAGAGGTTGTTCCAGAGTAGGTATGGTTGTGGTCTGCGGATGCATTACCTAAGCTAATACCTGTGTACGCTGCAGAACTATTTGTATAGTTTTGAACTAAGCGCTGTGGAGATACTCCCGGATTAACGTCTCCATCAATGATTGGAACACCACCGTGTGAGTGTCCGGGGTCGTTTACAGCGTGGCTGTGTGTATTGCTTTGACCGGATGTTGTTCCACTGAATGTATGAGTATGGTCATTACTTACAGCACTGGTAGTGCCAGAATGGGTATGGTCATTACTGTGTCCACTTGTTGTTCCAGAAGCAGTTATACTGTGTGTATGTGCGGGAATCATCGTAGCGTCTAACGTAACGCTATCGGCACCTCCTGTAGCACCAACAGCATAGCTAGAACCAGCGCCTACGACAAAACGATTGCGAAGGTCAGGAGTACCGCTTGAACCGTTACATAAAGCCCACCCAACAGGAACAGCAGAAACAGCACCGGACCATAAAGTAATAATACCGGTAGGAATTAAAGTAGCTAAAGCTGCAGTAACAAAGTTTGTGTTTGCAAGCTGATTTGTATTAGACCCAGCAGTGGCTGTTGGAGCAGTCGGAGTACCAGTTAAACCCGGACTATTAGTATCTGCTTTAGATGCAATAGAATTGGCAATAGCATTATATTCATTATCAATGTCAGTGCCTTTAATAACCTTAGCTGGGTCGGTAGTGACTAAGCTATCTTTAATAGCAAAGTTTGTGCTTTTTACATAATTACTCATGCTGTTTTCCCTGATGCGTAGAATATATCAATTTTTTGAATAGACAAAGGATTACCGTTAATATCTGCTTCAAATCCAATCTGTACAACTTTACCGCTACCGCTAAGGTTTGTTTTAGTGTTTACTAAGTCAATACCGTCGCTATATTTACCTTCATTGTATTTATCAATGTTAAAGAAACTTGAAATTTGACCCGGAAGAATTAAAGAACCGGACTGATACAGTTCAGAGTAATCAAAACCCCACTTAACGGTCAATGATTGGGAAGAACCGCCAATAGCTGTTAAAAACAGTTTCTTTAAGAACTTTAAGTTTGTTGGTGTATCTAAATCGAAATAATTTGTAAAATAAACCATACGGAAACGAACACCATTATCTTGATACGTATTATACTTACCAATGTATCCTACTTCACCTAGATATAAACTACGGTCTTGCATAACGCAGAAAGCTGTAGGATTAATCTGATTCCAAACAGTAACTCTAGCAGCACCGTTCTCAAGCACACCACGAGTATCGAAGCAGTAAGTAACTTTAGATACAGGTAACGCAAGAAGATACATCGCTTCGTTAGGGTAGTACACACCTTTAATACCTTCGACAACCTCTCCGTTTACATACGACATCAATTCGTCACGTACATTCTTAGAGACATCTCGTAAAGGAAGTGATTTCTCTTGTGTCAAACGAAGCAAAGACTGAACACCGGTATCAGACAAGAACATAATATCTGTACCAGCAACAGACTGCACAGAATCACGAGCAATACATCCTATATTAGTAATAACGTCTTCTAATGTCATTGTAGACGGAGTCTTTGCTCCGGAATAAATGACAATATGTTTCTTGCAGAAAATAACTAAGAAACCATTATGTTCAGCTAAAGCAACAATCGGGTCCCCAGTAGGAATTACAGCACTAATGTCTAATGAACCAGCAGTACCGGTAGTCCAGTTAGAAGGATTCTGTAAATCAGTAAAATAGACAGTTTGTGTGTCAGAAGCGGTGACGTTAGCAACCCAAAGACGACCATAAGCGTTTAACGCACAGGACGGTTTAAAGGTATCAACAGTATAACTTCCCGGAAATGTAGCAATGTCTCCTAAGCGTTGAAAGCCATAACCGTCAACGTGTGTATGAGGAGCTGTTCCTAATTTGTGCATCACTAATGGAATATGTCCAGCTTGTACCCAAACAGCGTGGGCTGATGCTGTAGGACCTGTTCCGTACGGTAAATTAACAGCTTGCCAGTTATCATCAGTGATACTGTATGTTGTTAATATATCAATAATATTTGCACTACCGCTAGTAGTTTCAGAAGACGGAGAAGTAAACGTAAATGCGCTTCCACCAGTTACAGTAACGGTATAAATACCTTCATCAGCAGTCCCTGATGTTGGTCCAAAGTAAACTTTATCTCCAGTGGAATATCCGTGACTTGAGCATGATACAGTAACTGTTGTTCCGGTTTGAGTATATGTTACAGCTGAAGCTGGATGAAAGTTAATCCCGCCAACAGGGTACTCAACATAAGCGCCGGTAAGCGGATGTGTTCCGTAAATCTTATTACCTGCAGCAGCAAATGTTAAGTTGTTATCTGCTTTAACAAATTCAAAGATAGTCTTGACAGAACTGCCGTTTAAAGATGTAGGATTTACCTTTGTCCATCCCTTACGTGAACCAATACGACCGTATTTGTCAATAACGCAGTTATCAGCTTTTAAAGCAAAGCCAGAAGCAAGAGTAACACCAGAATCTTGGCTATTTAAGCCATAGAATCCCGGCGCAGCTATGGAAGCAGCTTTCAGTGCCTTCATACTGGGAACCACTCGCCTTCTTCGATATAACGACCTGATTCCAACGTAATAGCATCACCTAAGCTAGTTAGATACAACGCATAGGCTTCGTTTCCTTGAATTCCAGCATCTTCACCACGCTCAGCAATAGCACGAGCATAGGCACCCATAATAACAGGCTCGTGTGGTACATATAAAACATCTGCATCAGCAACTAGCTCTGCTTGTGGTTTAATAATGTTAAAACGAAGATTATACGCACCATCAGGAATAGGATAAAGGTCTACTAAAGTATCTCCATTGGAATCTGTACCGTTGAAGTTAAAATAGATAGGAGGTCCTTTAGGAGGCTCGTTTACCAAAAAGGCTTGGTCCATCCAACGAGTAGTGCGGTTCTGCATAATCATGTTACTGGTATCATTGATAATATCAATGAGACGGAACCGTTGACCAGAACCTGTTAACACATAGCTAAAAATATCTGCATCTGTGGTTGCTGACAAAGTATCAGATAACGAATTCCAGTTATACGCATCTTCTACTTGACGTTTAGAATCGTTGATATATGTAGCAATTAGCTTCGCATAATCGTTGTCGTTAACGGACGTAACTTCAGCTTCACGCAATCGACGTAAAACTGAGTTGGTCAGTTGTAAAAAGTTATAAGCAGCCATTATATCCGTATCCTAACACATTTGTTGTAAAAATGCAACACTTTTCTTTATTTTTTACCACTTTACCTTGTCAGCCCAGTACGCTGCAGACATCTTACCTTTAGCGATATTTTCCGCATGACGGGCTTTAAAAGACTTTTGACGAGCCTTTTCAGAGGCTGTTTTAGGGCTAGAACCAGCACCTTTAACACCTTGTTGACCGAAGCGAATTAGTTTCTCTTGGTCTCCTGACTTAGCCAATACAGCATGGGACTTAGTAGGGTGATTAGGGGTCTTCTTAGGCTTATTATAGCCAGAAAAGGTTTCTTTACCCTTCTTAATCATTTTTTCTTCTTCTTTACACCAGCTTGAGACAAAGCAATCGCTATGGCTTGTTTTTGAGACTTAACAACAGGACCTTTTTTAGAGCCAGTGTTTAGTGTACCGGTCTTCCATTCGTGCATTACTTTACCGATTTTAGCTGTTTGTTTCTTAGTCGCCATGATAATCCTTAGAAATGTTTTAAAATCCAGTCCTTGAACAATGTCAAGAATATACCTACTCCAGATGCCAAGAAAGCGATACCGCCTAAGAAGCCTTTATAACGAGTCATCTCATCTTTGATGCTATGCATACAAACTAGAATCTCTTGTTGGTCTTCCTTGAGACCTCGAACTTCAGCTTCCAACACAGCGATACGCTCTACTTGGTCAGTCATTCTCTTACTCTTGTGGTTTGGCTAGAGCTTCTTCTAGCAGTTTAACAAAGGCTTGTTTACCAACCTGTAGTTGGTCTAGGTTGAACTGAGTAGAGCTAATCTTACGGTCTAAGTCAGCACAATGGTTGACTAGAAGCTGTTGCTCCTGTGTCATGTCTTCAAAGAAATACTCTACATCGTTTATTGTAACTGGGGTTTTTTTATCTTTTCCCATGTTATTCTCCTAGTAAATTAAGCAGCTTCTAAGGCAGCTACTTTAGCCTTTAATTCTTCAATCATTACTTGTTGTTCTTGAATGGCTTTTACTAATGGCGAAATAAACTCGTCATAACGCAATCCTTGTGGGCTTTCAGCATCTTTAGTGTCAGTTAAAATCCAACCGCCAAAATCAACATCGCCAATAGATTGTTTTACTTGCTGAGCTAAAAAACCAAAATGTTGTCTAGTTCCTTGTATTGAAGTAACAGTACCGTCTTCCGCAACTTCATTCTTTCCAACTTTAAACTTATAAGCAACAGGTTTAAGTGCTTTTACAAAATCAAGACCTAAAGGAGATTCGACTATTTCTGTTTTATCTCTTTCATCGGAAGTTTGAATTGTTCCATTTACAGCATACACAGCAGACCATCTTTTTGTAGACAAACCACATGAATAAGCATTATCTGTAGAAGGATAAACGTAATACAAAGTTGCAGAACCAGCAACATCTAATGTATCTTGTGGATTGTTTGTGGCAATTCCAACTCTACCACTAGAGGCAATACGCATACGCTCTGCAGCGCTTGTAAGAAAAATTAAAGGGTATGCTGTTCCAGTTCCGACAGCCGCTACACCAGAAGAACTATCAGCTATAAAATAATTATTAACAGCACCTCCAGTTGCCAAAATAGCAGCACGAGATGAACCAGTTAAAGATAGTTTCTCAGTAGGACTTGTAGTACCAATACCTACATTGCCACTAGCATCTTTATAGAACTGACCAGAACCTAGATTAACTACTCCTGTACCGCCAGTTAATGTGCTGGTGTATTCTAATGTAGTAAATTTACCTGTTGAAGGTGTAGTTGCTCCAACCGTTGTTCCGTTAATCGAACCGCCAGTAATAGCAATGCTTGATAAATTAATAGATGCTGCAGAAGCTGCCGCAGCTGTAGCGGAGTTAGCAGCATTAGTTGCTGACGTAGCAGCAGAGGTCGCTGAGTTAGCCGCATTAGTTGCTTGAGTTGTGGCTGTTGATGCTGAACTGCTAGCTGAAGTAGCGGAACCCGCAGCAGCAGTAGCTGAAGAGGCTGCATTAGTAGCTGAAGTGGAAGCCGCAGAAGCGGAGTTACTTGCGTTCGTAGCTTGAGTAGTTGCTATTCCTGCTTGTGTTGTTGCTGTACTGGCGGAAGTTGCTGCGTTAGTTGCGCTGGTAGATGCATTGCTTTCAGAAGAAGCGGCGCTAGAGGCTGAATTACTTGCTGTAGTAGCGCTTCCTGCAGCGGCAGTAGCTGAATTTGCTGCATTGGTAGCAGATGTGGCTGCAGCAGACGCACTGTTTGAAGCATTGGTTGCAGAAGTACTTGCATTAGAAGCCTGTGTAGTTGCGGTAGAAGCCGAAGTAGAAGCAGAACTTGCTGAAGATGCAGCATTAGAAGCGCTTGTAGCGGCTGCAGAGGCACTTGAAGCTGCGTTGGTCTCTGCGGTCTCTGCGTTGGTTTCAGCGGTTTCTGCTGCTGTTTGAGCAGTTTGAGCAGCGTTTCTAGCTAACTCTGCAGCAGCTTGTGCAGTCTCAGCGTTAGCTTCTGCTGTTTCTGCATTAGTTTCAGCAGTCTGAGCGTTAGTAGCTGCAGTTTCAGCGTTATTCTCAGATACTAAAGCAGCAGCAGCCGAAGCAGCAGCGGCATCAGCATCAGCTTGAACTTCAACAGCTAATTCACGAACTAATAGGGCTTCGCTAGACGAATCTGCAACTGCGTCGCCAGTTCCACCTGCTCCACGATAAATACCCAATTTTGTCTCCCTGTCTTATTTAAAGACTCTTTAATGTAGAATAACTAATTAAAGAACCCTTAAACAAGACAGCCCCGAAGGGCTATCCTGATTTACAACTTAGGCTACTGCTAAAGCGATAGCTGAAGTATCACGCAACTCTGCAACACCGTAGAGTGTGTCAGCAGTAAACAATGTACCGAGGTACTCTTGCTTGTACTGAGTTTGTGAACGAACAGCCAATTGCTCAGCCAATACAGCGAAGTCCTTATGAGCCATCAAAGCGATACGGTCGCCATCAGTAGCAGAGTCAGCGTTTGTTGTTACATAAACTGAAACACCGTAGATGTCACCAATCATACCGTTACGGATTGAGTTAGCAGAAGCTGCCTCACCAACGGAATTGAAGGTTGTGAACTCAGACAAACCGAGGATTGTGTTACGGCTAACTGGAGGGATGATGAAGAAACGACCGTCCATTGGAACATCAGCATCGTCAAGACGCTGAATTGTACGACGGATAGCAGCAGCAGTGATTGCAGCAGCAGTACCTGTGTACAAAGTTGTACCGTCAGCACCGGAGTAAGCCTTGTCGTAAGCAGCAGTACCATCACCACCGTTAGCACCACGACCTAAGCGAATCAAGTCAGTATCAACTTGTTTTGCCAAAGCGTAGCCAGCGTCATCAGTGTAGAACTGACGGAGTGAAGACAATGCTTGAGTTTCGACGATATCTTCAATCAAACGGCTATATTCATAGTGTTTGTTGATAGATACTTGGATTTCTGACTCTGTGTTTGCGTTCAATGTTACTTGAGTTTCAGCAACCTTGAGGTTAGCAGAGCCACGAACAGGAGCTGGAAT